GTGCTCCTCTAGGAATAGTCACTTTAATATTTTCAGATACCTTATTGATTCTAAAACTCTTACCTTGACCGTTGCATATGTGACAGGGTTGCTGGATCTGCTGGATCATAGGTCCCATTCGTACTGTTTGAACGGTAGAACCTTGTCCGCCACAGGTAACACATTTGCTAATGCTATCAAAATCAATTGTCTTACGATTAACAGTCACATTGATAGTTTTGCCGTTGAAAATTTCTTTCAGTGATAGATTCACCTTATGATCGATACTGTTCCCTTTTTGTGATTGTCTTTGACCCTGGGTATTACCACTAAACATTTGACTGAACATAGAACCTTGATTCATACCCGGTTCACCCTCACCGAATTGATCATAATGTTTTCGCTTTCCCTCATCTGATAATGTTTCGAATGCTTTCGAAATTTCTTTAAATTTGTCTTCTGAACCGCCTTTATCAGGATGATGGATTACAGCTAGTTTTCTATATGCTTTCTTTATTTCAGAAGCATTAGCATTCTTGCTAACACCTAATACTTTATAGAATTTATCACTGCTACTTTGATTCATAGACTGTTGATTAAAAAACATTTAATATAATACCTTTATAATTTTATTTTTAAGTTTATTTAATAATAAAATAATTTAAATTATATCATATATGGATTTAGAAGAAGTATTAAAAACTATCATATCTGTTATTGTTGGAGGGATTATGGGGAGTATCCTCTATAGAAATGTGGATCAAGAATTTATAGTTATCTAATTAGTTTAAAATAATAATTTAATATAATAAAATTAATATAAATATGAATAATACCCAACAACCTAATTCGGGAGTAACAGATATCCAGGAGTTGATGAGAATGGGACAAAATAGTCGTTCAGAAGATGCTTCGGTTGTCGACGATATTTTAGCAGAGATTCAAGGGACTAAAAATCAACAAGTACAACAGGTTTCAGGGCAGCAGCAGCAGCAGCAACAGCAGCAGCAGCAGCAACAGCAACAGCAGCAACAGCAACAACAGCAACAGCAACAGCAACAGCAACAAATAAATCATCAATTAATGGTTCAACAAGAAGCACTAGAACAATTAACAAGACAAAATCAAGAAAAAGACTCATTTATAAGACAACAGGTGGCTCCTGAAATTAAAAAAGAAGAGGTATTAAATACCCAGTCATTATTTGCTGAATTCAAATCAACTATATTGGTATTTATTACAGTTGTGATATTCACAATACCGGCATTAAATAAAATAATATGTAATTCTCTGAATATTGAAGAAAACTACATATTTAGTATATTAAGAACATTTATTATCACTATAATATTTTATTTTGTCAATAAATTCGTCTAAATATACATGTTTCCTAGTTGACCTCCCATAATTCGATAGAATTTAATAACCTCCAAATATATTTTAGTATTATTATCTCCGGTAAGAATGATTTGAAAAGATGTATTTGAACTAAGATGTCCTGAAGGTGTGTTTGTTGTATCTAAACAGAACGCATGGACTCCGATTGAGTCCCAGTACCCCTTTGTTCCACTTGATACAAGTTCACGGCCATAACCAGGATATAATCTATTGATATTTTGTTTTGTAAATATACTAAGATTAGTATCTGTGTTTTCATATAATTCTTCTGAATTAATTTTAATATTAATACCCGCAATAGTTAATAATGCTGGTGTTGAATGAGATGTAGTAAGTGCACCAGTTTGGTCTTCCCCCACAAAGAATATTTGTCTTAATGGATGAGTTATTTTATCACTTCCATTAGGTAGATCATAATTATTTATATCATAATAAATATATATTTGTGTATTATTAATAAATCTCAATCGTTCATCATCAGATAGATTTACATATTCAACATTGACTGTAGATTTTAGATCCCCTATACTATTTTTTCTAATATCTGATGGACTTCTATAATTAATTTCTAATTCAACTTCTGAATTATTTAATGCACATATTGGAAAAGCATTTCCATAGTCTCTACAGAAATAAAAATTAGGATATGTGTAAAATGTATCTGTAGAACTTGCATTTGAACCCAATCCTGTCACACCTCCCGCCATTGTTTGAACATTATATTGAGAACCAGTATTACATTTTAAAACAGATCCTTCATCAAGAGTCATAATCGGTGGACTGGATATACTTGGAACATATGAATGGTCTAATTCGGCCCGTGCTTCCATATATAATCCTTCAACAGTACATAAAGTTTGACCACCCACATTAAATTTTATATTTTCTACAATATTATTTCCTATATTAGCATATACATCATTATTACCAGTTATACCGGTAATAGTATTCTCTAAAAAAATATTTGTAATTAGATCATAACTACCATGACTTAATTCTTCTATTTCTCTACCTCCGACCGATATAGGTTTTTCTCCATATGTATAGACGCCTTTATAAAATGGTGTATGTCTTCGATAGACACTTTTAAAATACGTAATTTGAGGATTTCCAACTAATAACCTATCTATTTCAGATTCTTTTAAAACTTGTGATAAAGACATATATAAAATAAATATAAATAAAAATAATTTAAAACGATTAATGTTGATATTTTAATTTAAAATATCCATCAGATATATTTATTATATTATACGCTTTTATATATAGTATAAAACCTGTTTCAGTTTTACCAGAATTATTTTCTACTATAAAATATATTTTATTAGCATTTGATGATATACTCCCTGTTGGTGCCAACGGGTCTTCTTTACTATAATCTTTCAATGCGAATGAATAAAATCCTATACTATCATCATTTTTCACATTTTTATTGATATTATTTGTACAACCACCGCCAGGATACCCAGCATCAGATATAGTTTTCCTTGTAAAATAATGATAACTCTTATTCTGATTAAATAATTTATTAGTATTTATACTAATATTATATTTATAATCTTTAGATATGGCATTTGTCCACATAATTGATTTAATATTTCCGTATGTTTTGTCTATAAGGTATGGCTTATCAGATCCTTCTATATTTTCTATAGTTTGTTCATGAATTCGTTCATGTAGATATTCATTATTAGATGTTTTAAATCTCATTCTTTCATTGTCGGTTAATAATATATAATTTATGATAAAATTATATTCAAATGATATGAGGGGACCCCCTAAACCAGTAATTTCATTAGTATTAGTTTTAAAAGATATAGATAAAGGTTTATTTAAGTGAAATAAAAATATTGGAAAAGCATATCCTACATCACGACAAAATGAGAATGGTATTGGTAATACTATGTTTATAGTTGCAGGTGTTCCAGAACTTGCTTTAAATACACCTCCACTCAATGATAGGATCTGCTCCATGGTCCCTTGTTGGCATATTAATTCATTTGAAACAGGTTTCACGATACTAAGGGTTTTTAGTGTTCTAGGATTTTTTAATTCCATATACATTTCGATATATGAACCAGATAATTTTTCAATTACTTCACTTCCCACATGTAATTTTATTTCATCAATTAATGATGTCCCTATATTATTAAGCAGCGAAGTCCCTAAAGTTGTATTACCTGTAATATTTATCTCTAAATCAATTGATTTTATAAGGTCTCCCAGATGGTCTATACGATTGAGACCTCCAGTAGTAGATCCACATCCCACCCTGTGTCTTTTTATAGCAAAATGGGTGTGTCTTCTGTAAACTGATTTAAAATATGTTATTTGAGGATTTCCTGTTAATGGGATATCTGAGACATCTCTATTATTATATATATCTAATCTCATTATATAATATTATTATATTTAATATTTTTTATAAACATAATTACAGAGTGTAAGCAAGTGCCGCCATACCTGACATAACTCTTAGGATATTGTAATTAACCGCATATATATTTAATTTAACTTTATCAGTTGAATCAGTTTGTCCTTTATATCTGTGAAGCATTACTTTATCTATTTTAGAGAAATTACACGTCCCGCTCGGTTGATGATCTTCTGGTTTCAGAGCGAATGAATATACTGCTATTGAATCAGGACACGATACTGAACCATAACCTGTATGATATCTTTCAACATTATTTCTTGTATATTGTTGTAGAGGTTGGGGAGTAGTTCTTTCTATATCATTTAGTGATAGAGACCAATCACAATCATCTAAGCAAGAAGGTGTACTAGGTCCTAAGAGACCTACTACGTATTTACCATCGGATGAAAATACATTATCACCCACTGTATGTGTTGTAAAACCATGATTAACATCAGCATTGCCAAATCCCAATGTGGCAGTTGAATTTACAATACTACCACCTACTATATTTTTACCGTGTCCAGGTTGAAATCGTACACCCGTTGGATGGGCTTTTGTCCCATTATTTAATTCTTGATTTGTAGAATGAGTAGTAAGTGGGCTTGTAGCATAGGTAATATCTGCTTTTTTATAAGGTTGACCTGTCCATATAATTTCCTTTACCGGATGACTAAAAGTTGATATATCTATATTTGTATCACCCCCCGTATGTGATAAGAATTGTACCTGTTCTATTAAATATTCGTGTGATACTTCAGCAAATCTTCTTCTTTCATCTGTATCAAGATATATATATAATACAGATATATCTATATCAAAATTAATATTATTATTAGTGATATTTCTGATAGGTTTTAGATCTGCTGTATCTGCATCTGTAGCAAGTCTATAAGAATTATAACAATTTTGTATGTTAGAAATAGTCCCGCAGTGTGATATATAATTATTATTTACATTAGGATCATGAAATTCAGTATGCGAAAAATGGGCGGCACTTGTATCTGAAAAATGAATATCTAACTGAACTTCTTGATTTTGCATTGCGATCAAAGGTAATGACAATCCGGGGTCTTTAGAACAATAAAATGGTATTTCTAATGTGCATAAACCTATAATTGACCCTATAATTGATGCCTTTTTTGTTTGTTCTACTGATACAATTGTTTGTCTTGTAGAATCAGTTAGTTCATTCACTACACTTCCGGCACCATCTCCTCCAGTTGATTTAGCAATTATGGATGAAGGTGTAACAGAAAAATCACTTTGAGCAGCAGTAGTGAATTTACCTGTTAATGAACCATATGAATTGTCATATTTCGTTATTTCATTTAAGGCTGTATCACCTTCTTCATAACCCGTTTCTAATTCAGGAATAGCAGTATTTTCACAACAAACACCGCCACTGCGAGAAGCTTTTTGAAATTTAGTAGGAGGATACGATAAATTAAGAGCACCTACAGTTGTAAGTTTATTTAGTGATGTATCATAATAATTATGTAAAGCTACATTATTTTGTGAACCTTGTCCTATTGCTAAATGTAAATTACTTGCTATATGTGATAAAGAAGTATCATCTATTTTAGTTATATTTGATATGTT